TGCTGACGCGCACCAGTGGGTACACGGTTTACACGTGGGGTGGTGACGTGGACTTCGCTAACTTCAACAACATTAGTGTGACCTATGTTGCTGGTCGATCAATCATCCCCGCCGATCTTGCGCACGCTGTCCTTGAGTTGGTGCGTCACCTGTGGACCACACAGCGCGGGTCTATCCGCCGATCAGGCACCGATGACTACGTACCTGGTTCGGGTTTCTCAATGCCTAACCGTGTGCGTGAAATGTTGAACCGCTACCAGCAGGTGAATTAACATGGCTGGGACACGAGCCTTTGACCTGATTGATTACGTTGTTACTAGCCTGCAGGCTGGTACTGGATTGTGCCCCCCTGGTGGGCTCACGATCCCTGTGTATGACGGGCCAGCGAGCACGCAGTATGACCCGCCTGTGTACGTCATTGTGGGGGGTTATGGGTTTGCAGATGAGGACGAGGTTCCTGAGACAACGGTGGACGCGCAGTGGGCTTCGTTGCCCATTGGTGCAGGGCACCGTTCAGAGACCGTCAGCGTGCCCTGTGCGGTCGTAGCGTGGTCTGGCAGTCAGGTATTCAGCACTACGCGTGGACAGGCTGAGATCGCCTTTGACGCCGTCTCAGCGGTACTTATGACCAAGGCCACGTGGGATGGCTTGAGCAACATTGACCAAATCATTATGACGAATGTGCGCATGACGCAAACGGCAACAGACCTGGGTATTCAGGTGATGATGACGTTTGACGTCGATGCCACGTTCCGTGTGTAAGGACCGCAATTGAGTGTGCCGCTGCCCAGTGGCCAAACAGTATCAAGGAGTGTGCATGGCACGCGTGCGTTTAATCGCTAATGAGCCACGGTTCATCCCACTGATTCAGCGCCTCATCGAGGTTGATGAAGCGTTTGAGGTGGATGACAAGTTGTTCGCTGAACGCGCGTGGCCTGAAGACACGTTTGAGGTACTAACCGACATCAAGAAAGAAGAGGAATAAATCATGGGTTTCGCATCAGGTTTGGTGTCGCAGCTTGGCTGGGCAGTTGAAACCACTGCCGGTACCGCTGTCACCGTTAGCAAGTTCCAGCCCCACATCAGTGAGGGCGTACAGTTTGAGGTAAACCGCGCACAAGGTGAAGGCCTGTATGGGTCCACTAATGGTGTGGCTTTGCTGTCGCGCCACGTCCTGACCACGAAGTCTGTCAGTGGTGACTTTGAGGTTGAGTTGACTGATAAGAGCCTTGGCACGTTGTGGCGTGCAGCGCTTGGTTCAACAACGACTCCGAGCACTTTGACCACTGGTGTGTACCAGTCAGTGTTCCAGCCAGGCGACCAAAAGTCTGCTGGCTCATCGTTGACCTTGCAAGTTGGCCGGCCACAAACTGACGGCACCGTGAAGCCGTTCACGTGGAATGGTGTCAAGATCAGTGGCTTCGAGTTCGGTGGTGGCGTCACTGACCCACTTACCGTCAAGTTTGACATTGATGGCTGGACTGAAACCACTGCCACTGCCCTTGCCACCGCCTCGTATTCCACGACGCAGGAGCAGTTCACTGGTGCACAGTTGACTGTTGCCATTGGTGGTACTGCTTCAACGACTACTGGTGTTGTTGGCGTCACTGGGTCAACCGCTTTGGCTGGTGTTAAGTCTGTCACGGTTAAGGGTGAAAACCCATTGGCCACTGATCGTTACTACGCTAACGCCTCGGGCATTAAGGCCGAGCAACTGGTCAACGGTTTGCGCACCTATGAAGTCGAGCTTGAAGTTGACTTCATTAGCCAGGCCGCACTGTATGACCTTTACGTTGCTAACACAACGACCGCGCTAAAACTGACTTATGCAACTGCCACATCGCTGACTGGCAGCAACAATCCTACGCTTGAGGTCATCATCCCCGCGGCGAAGATCACGAAGGCTGAAGTCAACGCTGAAGGCCCAGATGTGCTTGCACAAAAGGTCACTTTTACTGCCCTGTATGACGGCACTAACGCACCTTTCCAAATCCGCACCGTCAACACTGACGCTGCACTGTAACTAGAAGGCTGGGACCAAATGAACATCACCATCGCTGGTGTGAAGTATGAGTTCGATTCTGAAAAGTTGATGCTCTCTGAGGCTCGCTCCATTGAGAAGGTTTGCGGGTGCACATTCCAGGAATGGAGTGAACGCCTGCAAGCCGGCTCAATGGAGGCCTTGGCGGCTTTGGTGTGGATTGTGCAAAAGCGCACGAACCCTGAGCTGCGTTTCAGTGAGGTTGACTTTGAGATTGGTTCGGTTGAGATCGATGAGGACGAAGTGGACGAAGTAAACCCCACGGTGCCCTCATCGGATACGACCGACTGAGGGCACAGTACGAACCATTGTTTGGTCACTTGTTTGGTTTGCATCCTTGGGATGTGGACCGTTTAACCGTTGGCCAGTTTGAGGCATACAAGTCGTTCGCCGATTCGTGGCGCAAAAGTCAGGAAGGATGATCAGTGGCAACGTCTAACCTGATGCTGAAAATCTTGGCGGTCGATAAGGCTTCTGGGACTTTGGGCAAAATCGGTGGCTCAATGGGTGGCCTTGGTAAGAAGGCTGGCGCGATGGGTGCTGCGCTCGGTGGTGCTTTGTCGGTCGCCGCTGTAGGCAAGTTCACTGGTGATTCCATCAAGGCTTTCGAGGAAACTGGTAAAGCCACGATCAAGTTGCAACGCTACATGGGTGGCACAGCTGAGGATGCCTCTCGCCTCGGTCACGCTTTCACCATGACAGGTATCGATACTGATATGGCCACTAGGGCATTAGGTATCTTTTCCAAAAACTCCACCAATGCTGGTGATTCGTTAACTGAGTTTGAGTCTAAGCAGGCTGCCGCCCTCGCTAGTGGTAAACCGTTTAACGGAACACTGAAGGGTAACGCTGCGGCGTTTGCAACTTTGGGCGTAAACATTCGCGGGCCCAAGGGCGAACTGCAGAACATGGGTAAACTATTGCCGCAGGTTGCTGAACAGTTTATGGACATGAAAGATGGACCAGAAAAAACTGCGTTAGCATTAAAACTGTTCGGGCGTAACGGCATGGCGATGATGCCATTCCTCAACAAGGGTGCGGCTGGCGTAAAGGCTTTGATGCAGGAGTCGGACAAACTCGGCACAACGCTCAGCACGAAAGACCTCAAGGCTGTTAAAGAGGCAACGCTCAATAAGCGTAAAATGGGTGAAGCGATCAAGGGATTGCAGATCGCCATTGGTAAGAACCTGTTGCCTGTTATTCAGAAGATGGTGACGTGGTTTACTGAGCGCATCGTGCCCGCCATTGGGAGGGTTATCGCCCTCATCGAGAAGAACAAAGACAAGCTCATTCCTTTGGGTAAAGCCTTTGAGGCTTTGGGCAGGTTTGTTGCCGACAAGGTTGTGCCAGCGGTCGCCGCGTTCGGTGGCTGGCTGGTCAAGTACCAGGGCTGGCTGATTCCTATTGCTGGTGGTGTGCTGGCCATTGTTGCTGCGTTGAAGATTTATGCAATCTACGTGCGCATTGTCGCAGCTGTGACTAAGGCTTGGGTTGCGGTCCAGGCGGCGTTCAATGTCGTTATGAGTGCTAACCCTCTTGGGTTGATTATTTTGGCGGTCATTGGTTTGGTTGCCGCGTTTGTCATTGCCTACAAGCGCAGTGAAACTTTTCGCAACGTGGTTGATGGTGCGTTCCGCGCTATTAAGACTGTTGTAATGAACGTGATCAACTTCCTCAAGCCATTTATCACGACCGCGTTTAACGTGCTTAAGACTGTGTTCACTGTTTACTTCAACATTTACAAGACTGTGTTCACTGTTGCTTTCCGCATTATCAAGGCTGTTGTCGTGACCGCGTTCAAGGCGATCAAGACCGCTGTGCTGTTTGTATTCAATGCCCTGAAAACAGTGTTCACCTTTTACCTTGGCATTTACAAGGCAATCATTAGTGGTGCGATCAGGGTCATCAAGGGTGTGTGGACGGCTGGCTTCAACTTCTTCAAGACCAAAGTCGTGGGCACATTCAATGGGATTAAGACCACGATCAGTAATGCCCTGGGCACCGTGTGGGGTTTCATCACTGGCTTGAAGACTAAGATTACGGGCATTGGCTCTGGCCTTTGGGATGGCTTGAAGACTGGCCTGACATCGGTTATTGGGTTCCTGCGTGATGGTCTCAATACTTTGATTGGTTTGTTCAACAAGCCCATTGAGTTCTTTAACGACAACAACGGGCCACTGCCTAACATCCCAACGATTCCAGATATCCCAGCATTGGCGATGGGTGGCATTGTTACGCGCCCAACACTGGCCCTCATTGGTGAGGCTGGCCCCGAGGCTGTCGTGCCATTGACTGGTGCTGGTGCCCGTGGCTTCGGTGGTGGCACCACAATCATTGTGAACACTGGTCAATCCATCAGCTCGAAGGATGACATTGCGCGTGAGATTAGGAAGATCATGCGTGAGGGTGCTCAGCGTGGGGCTGTGCCCGCGGCCTGGAACGTGGCCTAATGGCAACGGGACTGCCTGACTCCACGACCATTGAGATTGAATTTACTGATGGTGTGTGGACTGATGTCACAAGCCTAGTCAATGTTGGTGCTGGTGCGATCACTCGTAAGGTGGGCCGCTCCACACAACTTGACACGATCAGTGCTGGGTCGTTGTCGTTCACGCTCGATAACCCGACTGGCACGTTCACACCAGATAACCCTTTGAGCACGTACTACCCGAACGTCGTTGAGGGTAAGCGTGTGCGGTGGAAGGTCACCGAGGCTGCGACAACGTACACGCGGTTTACTGGTTACATCACGCAGTGGGTCCCTGAGATTGATGGTGCGTCCGCGTCCGTTGTCAACGTCAATGCCACTGATGCGCTTGGTCACTTGTCCACGCGCCAGGTGTGGGCTATGCCTGAAACTGAGTTCCGTTACGATAAGCCCACGGTTTACTACAGGCTTGATCACCCCAGCGAGTCTTACTATGTACCTTTTTATTCTGTTGTGGGTGGCCCGTCTTTGCGTTACCAAAAGTCGCCCGTTGACGGTTCACTCGCGCTAAGCACTGGGGTGGGTGCGCCTTACGATGATTTGACCTGTCCAACGTGGACGCGTGGTCCGTTTGGTTCTAACCCTTACCTTTACGCTGACAACGTTTTGCAAAACGATTTAACCAATTACACTGTAGAACTATTGGTTAAGCCCGTCGCTGGTACTTACTCGGGCGGCAACTACACGCTACTTGAGTTTGGCGTATTTGCGATCACATACTCAACCACCACGGGCGTAAACATTGACGTGACCAACGGTGCCGTTAATTCCCTAAGCACCCTTAGTGTTGACCTCTTGGACGGAGACCAGCACCTAATAACTTTTACCTCGGGCGGTGGAAGTTCCTATCTTTACATTGATGGGGTTTCCTACGATTCGTCAACGTCGTTTCCTACAATCCCCAAAGAATCAAGACTGGTGGTAGGTCAATACTACGATGGGGAAATAAGTCACGTGGGCGTTTACCCCGCTGTTTGGGGTGCGTCACAACCTAACCAGCACGCTATTTCTGTTGACGCCTACTACGGTCAAACGATTAAGACTGCGTTAGACGCTGTGGCCCGCTGGTCTGGTGTATCAATTACGCATGAGGGTGCGGGTAGCCCGCAGTTAATTGCACCGCTTGCCACGGATGGAAAAAAGTCTTTAGACGCTTTGGCGTTGCTTAGTTCCGGTGATGGTGGCGTGCTGTATGACAATGGAAGTGGGCTGTATGCCCGCATCGGTTCAGAATTAAAGTCATCAACGGTTAAGTTGTCGTTGGATGTTGAGGCTGACCTGAATGGGTCTGTCACGTTGACGCGCTCAATCACTGAGGAAGTGGCGGGCGCAACGGTCACGTCATCTATTGATGAAGTCACCTACGTTGACTCGGACAATGTGGAAGCAATTGGCACGTACGCTAGTGCCGAAGCCCCTAACCTGTCCGCTGTTGAGCTGCTTTCCATTGCGTCTAACCTTGTGGCCGTGGCCAATAACAAGCGCCTATCTGCCGGCCAGGCATCCTTTGACCTAGCCAACGCCAACAGTGACAAGTACGCGGACACGTTGACGTTGAAGATTGGTGACAGGGTTCGCCTAACCAATCTGATCAGCACACAGTTTGGGCGCACCTACCTTGACACCTACGTGCAGGGCTGGTCTGAGTCATTGAACGCCGCGGGCTACGTGTTCACCTTTGACCTTGATGCCGCTGATGTGCCATCTGAAGCCAAGTTTGATGATGCCACGTATGGACGTTTTGCAGCTGGTGATGGTGTGCTCACACTGACATCTACGGTTACTGATTCGGCTACGTCGATCTCTGTGACTTCCACAGGGTTGCCATTGACTGTGACATCTGGGTCTTACCCATTGGACCTTGACCTTAATGGTGAGCGGGTGACTGTTGCCTCGGCGCCAGCATCCGCAACGTCCCCACAAACTTTGACCGTGACCCGTGGTGTGGCACCGAGCATTGCTCGAGCACACACAGCTGGTGCAGCGGTTGAGGTTTACCTGGCCGGCAAGTTCGCACTCTAACTAGGAGCACCACTCATGGCAGTACCATCGCAGGGAACCGTGGCAGTAGGGGACAAGATCACTGCTTCGCTTTGGAATGATGATGTGCGTGACGCTGTTAACTTCCTTATCAGTCCACCGCGCGTGAAGGTTTACAAGACTGCTAACCAGTCAATTGCTACATCCTCCTGGGCTTGTCTAACGTGGAACGCTGAAGCCTTCGACACTGACACAATGCACGACAACACGACTGCTAACTCGCGCATAACTTTTACTACCGCTGGTACATACCAAATTACTTACAACGCCATGTGGGCTAACAACTCTACTGGCCTACGCAATCACACCATTGAAAAGAATGGAAACACAACGCAAGGGAACGGTACGCCTATCATTGAACCGTTTGCTATCTCTCCTGTTGCGGCAACGCACAGTGGCGCAAGCATTAGCGTAATGGCCTCGTTTGTTGCTGGTGACTGGATTCAAGCCTTCGCTTGGCAAAACAGTGGTGGTGCATTGAACCTGTCTGGCACCAGTGAATCTCACGCGTCTTTCTCGGCCCGTTGGGTAGCCTCATAAAACCATGACCGATGAAGGGGAAGCGACAATCATGATGAGTGTGGTGGGGGCATTGGCCGCGGGTTCACCCCTGGTCGCTGGTGTTGTGTTGACCAGCGACAACGTGGCTGGTGCGATGACGTTCGTTGTCGCCCTGATTGTTGGGCTGATCAGTGTTGGCACTGGTGTGGGCAAACTTTATGCACGACTTAAGGCGCAGGTCGCCGCGAGTATTCGCCGCGATGAGTTGCTTGACGAGATCGTTTCCCGCATGGACCGCATTGAGGTTCGACAAATTGAGATACAGAAAAGGCTTGACCAGCCTCATTGACCGGCAGGCCAGTTAAGGCTGGTCCCCCTTTGACACTTCACTGTGTCCTGGCCTGCCTCATTTTGCACGACCAATCAATCACATCAATGAAG